GGAACTTCTTTTCGCCCTCGCCGGCTCCGCCTCCAGCACCACCTTCGCCGGCAGCATTGAGCAGGAATCCGCGCGCGAGTGCGCTTCTCGAAACGAACATGCAGGCCTCTTCTCGACTGCTCGCGCAGCCGTGCACCGTTGCGGTCGGTGTGACCGTGCGGACCGTTGTCGGGTGGTCCGTGTCCCGTGCACGTCAGGAACGACGTGTGAGTTTTGGCTACGGCAGATAGACCGTGATGACGCCCGTTGTCGGCACTGCGAGTGCCGCGCTCGTCAGGATCCGCGTCGGCGCGATGACCTGGAGGGCGTTCGCGAGGACGGCGAAGCTATCGGTGTTGATCTTGCCGTATTGGACGTTGAGCTGGCCGTCGGCGTAGAGCCTCACGGCGGTGAATGTGCTCCCCTGCGGCGAGCAAATGTCCGACACACCGAATTGGTAGTGCCCGGTATTCAGCGCGTTCGCAGGAACGAGGATGCTCGTGATGTGATCGAACGGCTTGGTCCCGCGGAGCGTATCGCCACCGTCATCGTTGGCGGGGGTGATCGTGTCGACGACGTCTTCGCCGCCGAACTTTCCCGTCACGACGATCGGATTGACCGAGTAGGCGTTCGCGACGGCCGAGCGCGTGATCGTCACGACCCGCGGGAGATCGAGCACGCCGCCGGTCAGCGCCTGCGCGCCGTTGAAGTCAGCCGGGACGTAGGTCGTGTCGATGAGGGCGCCGGTGAAATCCGTCTTGAGCCCGTCGAGATCGTCGATCAGTGCGGCCGCATAGGTCTTGGACCTCCTCGGGGGATTGATGGGGACGCCGGAGCTCATTGGAGGACAGGCCTTTGGTGCGGTCTTTCGTTGACGCTACGTCCGCGCGGCAGACGCCAGAGCGTCACGCCCGAATTCAATTCGACTAGGCTCCATGTGCACCGACAGTTCGGATGCACTGGCGGGTCGCCGTCTGGGAATGCCTGGCCCGCCGCAACGATCGTGCCATCTAGTCCGAAGCAGAAGTCGCAGACGCGGGCGTCGAGCTTGGCGTCCCAGCGTCGGCCGAGCTCCGGTGCGCCGAGCGCGTCGAGCGCGTCGGCCCTACCGGCGTTGAAGGCGTCGACCGCTTCGGTCGTTGCGGTCCGGACGAGCGCGTGGTCGGTCTTCGCGCTGGCCTCGACGAGCGACGAAGCGGTCGCAGCGTTGAGCCACTGGCGCGCGTATGAAGTCGAGTGCGCGACGGCCCGGTGGACATCCCGGACGATTTGCGCTGGGCTCGGTCGCGTGAGACCCGTCGCGCGTCCGGCGGCGGCGAGCTCGCGTTCGAGCCGCATGAGACCGCCGGCGCGGGCAGCGTCGCGGGCGGAGAGCAACCCGATCCGCAGAGAGTCTTTCAGGGACGTGGCGATCCGTTCGGGCGACGCGCCCCGTCGGATCCCGGCGCTGACGATTGCGCCGCGCCTACGCCGCAGAAGCAGCAGCGTCGCCGCCGTCGCTTCCAGGAGCCGCTTGCGATTTGCCGCCGCCCGCTGCTCCGTTTCCTCGTCCACCATTCAGGTGCGTGTTCGCTTGGTCGAGGAGGTCAGCTTCGGCGGCTTGCTGCTTCAGCCTATTGGCCTCGGCGGCCTTGAGACCGTTCATGATTTCCGTCACGACGATCTTCGCCGTCGCCTCGTCCATGCCGGGACGCAGCGCCTTGGCGATGTCGTTCAGAATCCCATGGTTCCACGTGACGCTCGGGATACCGCCGATCTTGTCGACGTCCTTGAGGACCGTCAGGAGGGCGCCGACATCCGCGGTCGCGAAGTCCGCGAGTCCGTCGACCGAGAATACGTAGCCGTCGCCACGGAGCTGGGCGATCAAGTCGTAAACTCGCTCGATCACCTCGACGACGAGGTCGCCATATGCCTCGAGGATGACGCGCGTCGCTTCGGAGTCGGCCGCCTTGCTCTCGGCCGTTCTGCCGAGCGCCGCGGCGTTGTTGTCGACGCCGAGCGCCATCTGATGGGCCAGGCGGAAGATCTCGTCCTTCTCGGCCTTGATCTCGACGTCCTGCGCGGCGAAGTGCTGGGAGGGTGGCGCGAGCCACGAGGCGCCTTCCCCGATCCCGAGGACGAACCCCTTACCGGCTCCCTTGGTCGCTTTCCCGAATGCCTCGGGATTGCCGACGTTGAAGACCATCATCGCGAAGCAGGACTGGGCGAGGCTCCACGTCTGCGCGTTCGATGCGCGGAAGTGTGCGAGCTGCGGGGTCCTGAGCTTGTTGGCCGCCCAGAGTCCCACGGGGAGCTCGAGGCAGAAGACCGGAACGACGCCGAATCGGTGCGGATAGCTCTCGTCGTCCGCGAGCTTGACGGTCGCCGTATCGGCTGGCGGGGCGCCTTTCTTGTATTCGGCGCGATATACGTCGACGCGGTCCGGCAGGTAATGGCTCCAGCGTTCGACGACCTTGTCACGTTCGCCGTCAATGGCGTCGCGCTTGGTCGTCTTGCTGTGGACGAGCACCCATTGGAGGCGCCCTTCTTCGTCCGTCTCCCAGTCGTAAACTTCCGCGAAGTCGAGCGCGCAAAGCTGACAATCGACTAGCCCGCGCTTCTCGGCCTCCCCGCGGTTCGCGGCCGGCGTCCCTTCGTCACCCTGATGCTCGATCGCGAACCAGGAGCACCGCTGGACCATCGCCTCGGTGAGGCGGTCCTTGAAGAAGAGCTCGAGGTCCCTGCCGTTGCCGTCGCAATCGGCCCGAAACTTCTCGTAGTACGGGTCTGGACTCGCGATCGGCTTGCCGGCGTCGTCCTGCGCGGCGATCTTGGGATCGCTCGCGAACAGGAGCGCGGCGAAATAGTCGATGACGGCCGCGAGGTAGTTCCGATAGTGCGCGATCTGCTTGCGCAGCCGGTAGCGCTCGTCGGGCTCCTGCTCCCACTGCGGGAGGAATCGCCCGAGCCGATTCTCGAAGGCCTCGTCACCCGCGTAGAGCGCCGCGAGATCCGCGGTCCGCTCGACATCGCAGGACGGGTGCCTCTGGTTGAGTTGCTTGACGGTCGGCATCGCTACTGCGCCATGCCGTAGCTGTAGGTTTGGCCGAGCATCAGCTCGGTGAACGCCCAGACGTACGCGTCGAGCCGGTTCGGGCTCTTTCCGGAGCCCTGCTCCCACTGGCAGAGCTCATCTTCGAGCGCGCCGAACGAGCCGACGTTGTGGATCCGACCCTTCTCCGCGAGGTTTGCGATCGGCTCGGCGCGGACCACTTTGCCGCGCGACGCTCGGACCTGCGAGAACGGGACGTTGGGGTCGATCGCCCGGACGTTCGATTCGACGAGGTCGCCGCCGTTATTCACTTCGCCGAGCACGCGGTCGGCCCGATGAAGATGAAAGAGCGAGACCGCTGAAGTGCCCCACTGGTTAGGCGTGGGCTGCGGGAGCGTCCCGTCGGCGAGGCAGTAGCCGTCGCCATCCACGCCGAGACCCGCGACGATGATGCCGGTCTCGGCGCCCTCGGCGGTTGCTGAAACGGATGGATCGATCGCGACGACGACTCTGACGAGATCCGGATGCTTGCGAACCCGGAATCGGTCGATCTGTTCGCGCTTCCAGAGTGCCCCGGGGGCATCCTCGAGGAGTTGGGCGTCGAGCTCTTGGCGACCGAGCCGCGTCCCCGCGTACTTCCGATAGATCGCCTTGATGAACTTTTGGGCAAGGTTGCCCCGGTTCTCGTCGGTCGATCCCTTCGTGATCGATGTGTCGGCGTCACGCACGAGCGCGCGCACGAGCTTCGTGGGCTTGGGCGTCGTCGTGGCGATGCAGCGAGGATCACTGCCGATACGGAGGCCGAACTGGAGGTTGTCCCAGGACTCCTCGTACCGCCATTTCGCGACCTCGTCGCCCCAGCCTGTGTCGTGCTCGGGACCGCGAATCTGGTCGGGCTCGTCGGCGCTGAACGTCGTGGCCTGCGCGCCGTTCTTCCAGGTGACGCGCCGCTTCGAGGGCTCGTACTTCGCCGGGTTCCACGGCTTCGAGCACGCGAGGATCCCCGAAGGACCCTCGACCATGACGTCGCGAGCATCCGCGGCCGTCTCGGCGACGAGAGCGACGCGACGGGCGAGCCCCGATTCGACTCGCTCGACGATCCATTCGGCGCCCGTGCGTGTCTTGCCAAACCCGCGACCCGCGAGGATCAGCCAGGTCGTCCAGGCGCCCGCCGGCGCGAGTTGTTTAGGGCGCGCCCAAAAGCGCCAGTCCCAATGAAGCGCGCGAGCCTCGTCTTCCGAGAGGCTCAGGAAAAAATCGTTAGCCGGCTCCGGATTGAGAGCCAGGATCTCCGCCAGGCTCGCCGTCTCGATTTCCGGCAGCGGAGGTAAGGCGAGCGCGGAGTTCATCGAGCTTCAGGGCGAGCGACGCTTTCGCCGTCACGTCGAGCGGAATCGATGAGCCGCCAGGCCCCGAAACTTCATGCTTGTCGGCGGCGTCGAGCCCGAGGAGCTTCGCGCGCCGCTGCTCGAGCCGCACGAGCTCGCGGACCGAGTCGTGATTGCCGGTCTTGACGCTCTCCCAGAGCCCTTTGATCGCGACGTCGATCCGCGCGAGCGAGAGCCGCCGGTCCTTCTCGATCGCATCTCCCGAGGCGTCCCGGGTTCGCTCGAGCACGGCCTCGATGTCGCTGTGGATCGTGGCGATCCCGACATCCAGCGCGCGCGCTATCTCGCGAATCGAGTGGCCAGCGAGTCGGAGTTCCGCGGCTTTCTCGCGGCGCTGCTCGATCTGGAGCTCTTTCGCGCAGGCCTTCGGGGAGCGCTTCTTGCGCCGTTCGGCGCTCATGACGTTCGGTTTCTACCGCGACTTTTCGAGCATCCGATTCGCCCGCATGACGATCCGGTTGTATTCGGCGCGGCTCAGTTTGCCGGCCTTGAGTTCCTCTTTGGCCCGCCCCTTCGCATCGATGGCGTGCCGACGATCCTGAATCGGGTAACGACCGCCCGGCAGCGCGAATTGGCTGGGCTTCAGCTTCTTCCGCGCCGCTGCCGTCAGAACCGCCATTCGTCAAATCCTCGCGGGCTTCACGGCCCTCAGTCCGAACTGGAAGACCCCGTCGTCCGTGACGTTGTGCGCGACGTCGAAGTCACCGTGGTAGCACCAGCGGTAATCGGTCATCGGCGTTCGCCCGGCTTGCCGCACGTATTCGGCTTGGCTCAGAAACACCAACGACTCGGCTTGAATGAGCCTCGTGTGCCCCGGGTCGCCCCAGGCCCACGCACTCGTTCGCGCCGGCGACGTTCCGAGCAGATATCCACCCGGCTTCAGGATCCGCCAGAAGTCCTCGAACTGCCGGAAGAAGAACCGGAAGTCGCCTTGCCGGCCAGTGTGTTCCAGGACTTCGTAGGCGTGGACCTCGTCGAAACTGTCGGCCTCGAACGGATACGGAAACACCTCGAGGTCATGGACGACGTCGGCGCCGCAATCAGTTCGAATGTCGAGCGTCGTGAGGTTTTCGAACGTCTCGCCGAGCGGCCGGGTCCAGTCGGCTCGGTGCCGTCGGGATCCGCAGCCGATGAGTAACTCGCGTCGGCTCATGGCCGCCCGCTTTCACGCATCCGCTCGGGGTGCTGCAGCGCTCGAATTCTTGTCGGACCTGGTCGGCCAGGTCGGTGGACCACATCGTCGGATCTCTCGGGGCGTCGCGTCCGGTTTGCCGTCCGCGTCCCCTGAAATCTATGAGCTGAAAACCTACATCGCTCCCGGGGCGTCGAGGCCGTCGCGGCGGTTCCCGGGCGGCTCGCCGGGCGTCCGACGTGTTCGACGGGCTTCATGTCGGCAGCTGGGCGGCGTGTTCGCCGAGCTCGTAGTAGGCGAAAACGTCTTCGAAAACGTCGGGTAAGCGCTCTCGGAACGGGCCTCTCTTCGCGTACCATCGACCCCGCACTTTCACCGCCACGGCGGCCCCGACCAAAATCCCGCGTGCGAAGTCGGTCGACCATCCCTCGACCTTCGCGACGATCGCCACGGGGACGAGCCCGGGGACTCGCTTGCCGCTCATCGCGCAGCCTCTCCGAGGGCCCTCCGGGCTTCCTCGACGAGAACTCTGGCCTCGCGATCTGCCCGCGTGAAGAGCGCGGCGAGCAGCATGTCCTTGGACTTCGCCCGGTCCTCGCGATCTCGAATGACTGCCAGGAGTTCGAGCGGGTGGGCGCCGAGCTCGCGGCGAAGACTCTCGGGCGCACGTGAAAGTATTTGCATGCCCGAAGGCACCTCCGGCCACAAGCTGAAAGCCCTCCCGTAGGGGTGACCGTGGCCCCAACGGTTGCCGAGCGGCCCGCGGTAGATCGCGAGCGCTCGAGCGAGGCGCGGCGCCCGATCCCGCACGGATTCGAACGCGTCGAGGATCGCGGTGTCGCGCTGCTCGGCCTGGTCGAGCACCTTGCCGGATGCCGTGCGCGTATCGGCCGGCAGCGCGCCGACATCGGGCCCGAAGCCTTGGCGGCTCGAGCCCTTCGCGAACACGGTGATCGGCACGGTCATCGAGTCGCCATCGCATAGCGGGCATACGTCCTCGGCATCTTCGTCCATGACCTCGCCGGAACCGCGGCATCGCGGGCACGACGTCGTCACCCACCAGGTCGGCCTCCCGAGGCACACATCCCCGGTTCCGCGGCACTTCCGACACTCGTCGCCCATGTGTTCGCCAAGCCCGTGACAGTCGTCGCAGAGCGAGCGCTGAATCCCGTCGGCTCGCTTCGGCGGTTCCTTGAACCCGCATCCGTCGCAGGCCGGGCAACGTGATTCGAGAGCGAAACGACGCCGCAGGTTGTCGCGTTCCCGCGGGTCCTTCGCTTTCGAGAGTTGCCGTTGCTGACGTTCGAGCCGGTGCGGATGCAGCTCGCGAGATCCGAGTCCCTTGCAGGCCTTGCAGGGCCGCGTGAATTGCCGCTCACGAAACGCCTGCTCGGCCATCTCGGTGAAGTTCGATGGCTCGTCTTCGAAGCGAGGACCGCGCGCGATCTCGTCATCGAGTCGTTTCTCCGCGGCATCAACGTAGTCGGTCGTCGGTGGCGGCGGAGGCGTTGACGGCGGGACCGAGCTTTCGATTTGCGTGGCTTGCGACATTGTGCGAAGGTGCCTTCCTAGCTGCCGTCCAAGCGCTCGAAAGGCCCGTGCACCGCGCGGGCTTTTTTCGTTTCTAGACCTTCAGCTCGTCCAGCCTGTCGAGCATTTCCTTCCGCTTGCGCATCATCGTCTCGAGCGTGACGTCCGCCGGCAGGATGACGGTCGCTTGGAACGTGTCTCCGTGCGCGCCGTAGGATACCGACTCCACCCACGGCGCTACCCGAACGATTTCCTGAATCACCTTTGCGATCGCCGGCACGCTTTGCGCCCTCGGCATGCGCGCCCACCATCGCGGCGTTAGTTCGCAAGTAAGGCGAAATCCCGATTCTATCGTCATTGTCACTCGAACACCGCCAAGCAATCGTCCTCGCCGACGATCCGAAGCTTCTCCCCATCCCGCTCCACTTCCGTCCCCGCGTACTTCCCATAGAGCACAATATCGCCCGGTCTCACATCGAGCGGACGTATTTCGCCACTCTCGAGCAAGCGCCCATTCCCGACCGCGAGCACTT